CAACTACGGCGTCTGCCCGGTCGTGCCGTTCTACAACCACGTCGACCTCGAGGGCAACCCGACCGGCGAGATCATGCCGATCATCCCGACCCTGCGCCGCATCGACCAAGACACCTTCGACCGCCTGATCGTCCAGCGCTTCGGTGCCTGGAAGATCCGCTACATCGCCGGCATGGCGAAGCCGGAGACGCCACAGGCCGAGCGGGCCCAGAAGCTGGAGCTCAGCGCCGCGGACATCCTGATCGCCGGTGACCCGAACACGAAGTTCGGCACCCTCGACGGCACCGAGACGAAGGGCTACATCGAGGCGACCGATCACGACCTGCGCATCCTGGCCGCGATCACGCAGACGCCGCCGCACCACCTCCTCGGCCTCTCGAGCAACCTGCAGGCCGAGGCGCTCAGCGCGGCCGAGGCCGGCCTGCGCGCCAAGGCCCGAGACTACTGCCGCATGAACGGCGACTCGTACGAGCAGACCCTGCGCCTGATCGCGATCGCTCGTAACCGGATCCAGGAAGCCCAGGCCGAGGCCTACGAGATCCAGTGGCACCGCAATGATCCGGGCATGACGCAGGACGCGGCCCAGGCGCTGGCGACCGTGGCCAACGACCTCGGCGTCCCGCAGACCATGCTCTGGGAGCGCTTCCCGGGCTGGACTCAGGAGGACACCGAGCGCGCGAAGGCGATCGTCGAGAGCGGCGAGCTGGATCGCCTGTTCCAGACCATGGTCGACGCCGGCGCGAACGCAGCCGGGCAGCAGGCGCAGGGGGGTCAGCCCAGTGGCGGCAACGCCGGGTGACGTCCTCGCGCTCGGCCACCGCAACCTCTCGGGCGACGCCGCCGAGAAGGTCGCCACCGCGATCCGGGCGCTCTGGCTGAGGCACTCCACAGGAAAACGCTCGGCTGAGGAGTTCTACGAGCAGTGGCTCGCCGACTCGTCGGTCATCCTGACGCGCGCCTGGGCCGAACAGGCGAAGCTCGCGCGCGCCTTCTACATGAACCTGCGACGCCTCGAGGCGCCCTACGCGCCGACCTTCATTCCACCGGCACTTCCCGAGGTGAGTCAGAAGGTCATCCGCGACAGCCTCTACTATATCGCCTTCGTCGAGGGGCGCCCGGCCGGCGAGCCGCTGTCGGCCTACCCGGTCGAGGAGTTCGCTCGCGACGAGCGCCTGAGCCTCATCTCCGGTTCGGTGGTCAAGCACGCCATGAACGGCGGCCGGCTGCAGATCAAGCACGCGCTCGACACGGACCCGGCCGACTTCCGCGGCTACTTCCGCCAACTCGGTCCCGACCCTTGCGGCTTCTGCGCGCTTCTCGGTACCCGCCACGACTACGGCAAGGACTCGTTCAAGGAGTCGGACGCGCGCTTCGAGGGACCCGGCGAGTGCAAGGTCCACGACCAGTGCCACTGCACGATGCGCCCCTACTGGGCGGCGCCGGCCCTGACTGAGGCCCACCAGCGCGCCGACGACTTGTGGAAGCAGATCAGCCAGAAGTACGCCGCGCTCGACAACAAGGGCCGGATCAGCGAGTTCTCCAAGGCATGGCGCGAGCAGCGGGAGGCCGGCGCTGGTAGGGTGAATCAGGACCGCTCGGCAAAGGGCCGGGTGGCCTGACCGATCCTGAGGAGGATCTAGCATGCCGTTCCCCGAACTGAAGGACTGGAAGGCCCCCTGGGAGGCCAAGGGCGAGGAGATCGACGCCGAGAAGGCCAAGGCCTTCGCGTACGCCGAGAAGAAGCGCGCTCACGACCTCGAAGAGGCCAACAAGAAGCTGACCAAGGAGCGCGACGAGGCCATCCAGGCCAAGACGAAGGCCGAGGCCGACGCCAAGAAGGCCACCGAGACCGCCGAGGAGACCGCGGCCCGTGAGACCAAGGAGCGCGAGGCCCGCGAGGCCAAGCAGCGCGAGAAGGACGAAGCGGATCGCAAGAAGCTCGAGCGCGAGAACCTCGTCCTGAAGGTCAAGCTCGACACCGGCCTCGACGAGGACATCATCGAGCGACTCAAGGGCGAGACGGTCGAGGAGCTGGTCGCCGACGCGAAGGCCTTCTCTGAGAAGGCCGGCTTCAAGCTGCCGGCCGACCAGTCGGACGACGACGGCGACGACGACGGCGAGCCCAACCCGCTGAACCGACAGCCCGTCAAGCCCGGACTCAACCCGGGTGACCCGAACCCCGAGAAGGGCAAGGAGAAGACGCCCGAGCAGATCGCCGAGCAGATCGCGACCGAGCAGCGCGGCTACGTGGTCCTCTGACGCCACCCGTCCAATGCCCCTCAGCACTCGCTGGGGGGCATTGTTCATGCTTTCCCAGCAGATGTCAAGACGGCCCTGCTAGTCTGGCTTGTGACAGAACTTCCAGCGGGTACCCGCTGACTCATCACTAAGGAGACACCCGCATGGCGGTCATCAAGGCCAAGCCGGAGAAGGTCATCGAGAACTTTCTCCCCCTGGTGCAGCGACAGCTGATCGCGCCGCTCCTGGTCACCCGCGTGTCCGAGGACACGTTCAAGGGTGCCGAGGGCGACAAGGTCACGGTCCGCATCAACAAGCTCCGCACCCGGACGCGCGAGTACAACTTCCGCGGCCGCACCGCGCCGATCCAGATGGACGACATCTCGGGCGGCGAGGAGTTCGAGATCAAGATCGACAAGCACGTCTACACCGCCACGTCGCTCGAGGACGAGCACATGACGCTGGACGACGTCTCGTACACCCGCGAGGTCCTGGCCCCGCAGACGGACGCGATCGCCGCGGACTACGAGGCTCGCGTGGTCCAGGGTCTCTACAACGTCGACGCGAAGCAGACGCTTAGCATCGACGCCGACGACGACCCGTACCTGGTCGCCCTCGAGGCGAAGCGCCTCATGGACAGTTGGAAGACCGCGCCGAGCCAGGGCCGCGTCCTGCTCGCCGGCTCCAACGTCGCGGCCGCGTGGCTCGCCACCGACCGCCTGACGCGCTATGACTCGACCGGCCAGTCCGGCACGCCCGCTCTGCGTGACGCGATCATCGGCAAGCTGGCCAGCACGGCGGTCGTCGAGATCCCCGAGCTGGATCCGAACAAGGCGTTCTACATGCACCCGTCGAGCCTCGTGCTCGCCTCGGTGGCGCCCGACGTCCCGCGCGGCGTCAGCACCGGCGCGAAGGTGTCGAAGAACGGCTACGGCATGCGGTACATCGTCGACTACGACGCGAACTACCTGCGTGACCGCTCGATCGTCTCGACCTTCCTCGGCATGAACGAGATCAAGGACGAGCGGTACCTGACGGACGGCTACCACGACCCGGAGACGGGCGAGAACGTGTCCTCGGGCACCGCGGGCGCCGTCGAGCACCGCGCCGGCGACATCAAGCACGACGCCGTCGCGAAGAACGCGCGCATCATCCCGATCAACCTGTCCGGCTTCACGTCGGTCCTGGCCTGATCCAGCAGCACCTGAGCGCCCGTCCCGGTAACCCCGGGGCGGGCGCGCTGCTATGCTTGAGTCATGCCCACTCCGATCATCTCCGTCGCGGATCTGCGGATCTCTGCGCGCAAGCCAAACCTCGCGCTCGACGACCCCACCGCGGTCTGGGTGGTCGAGCAGGCGAGCGCGGCGATCTGCGACTACGCGAACCGGCCGAGCTGGGAGGACGAGTTCTCGACGGAGCCGCCGGCGCCCCGTGCAGCGAAGCGCGTTGCCCTGGCCGTGGCCACCCGCGTCTTCTTGAACCCGCAGCTGGAGCGTAACTCCTCGATCGGCCCCCTCTCCTCGAGCTACCACGAGCACTGGGCCCTCGGCTTCAACCTCGCCGACGTCGAGAAGGAGATCATCGACAAGGCCACCGGTGCCGCCGACGGCGGCAACTGGCTCGGCGTCATGACCTTGGCCGGCAGTCGGTCGTACGACAAGACGCTCTACCTCCCCGACGAGTCCGGCTCCGACTGGCACATCCCCTACTTCGACACCGACGACGTCGAGGCGTTCCGCGAGCCCGACGACGTCGAGATCCCGTACTTCTGATGCGCGGCGATCAGACGGTCTTCATCCTGCGCCAGCCCGAGACGGACTGGCAGGGCGACCCCATCGGTGAGGCGGTATCCGAGTTCGTGGCGGACGACTGCGCCTTCGTCCGCTCGATCAACACCGACGATGGTCAGCTCGTCAGCGGCCAAGGCCAGTTGCTCATCTTCCCCGGGGCCGAGGCAATCCCCGAGCCGGAGGACCAGGTCGGGATCGGCTCCCAGGGCATCTGGGAGATCGACGGTGACGTGGCGCCCATCTCCAAGGGTGGCGACATCCAGGTGTGGATGATGAACGTGCGGAAGCAGATCTGATGGCTGCCGCGGCGCCCGTGCGCTACGAGCCGAACAACAGGGACTTCGGCCTCTTCATCATGACGCGCCGGGGCAACCCCGCGCATGGCGCGGCCGTCCGTGTCGCGGCTCAGATCGCGAACCAGGCCAACGCGACGGCCGCAGCCATCACGCACAAGAAGCCGACCGAGCAGCAGAGCCGGCTCAAGATCAACCCGCGCGCCCGGACCCCGCTCGCGGGCTCGTACAAGACCCGCGACGCCATCTGGCTGTCCAAGAAGTACCCGACGCCTCGCGCCACGCAGATGGTGTACTCTGACGACGACACGGCCGCCTTCAACGAGTTCGGCGTCCGACCCCGCGGCGGCGGCCCGAAGCGCCAGGAGCGTCACATCCTGCGCAACGCCGGCCGGCTCGTCGCCGTAGCCAGGAACGGAGGCCGATGATGGCCGAGAAGCCCCACGCAGACGTCCAGGAGGTCGTCCGCGCGCTCCTGCTGGCCGAACTCGAGGTCGACGGCGAGCCGGCCGACCCGAGGCGCGTCGGCCCCTACCCGGGCGTGAAGACGGTCTACGACCCGTACTACATCTCCATCGAGGCAGACACGGGCTCCGCGGACTACTTCGGTCAGCGCACGCCGGTCGACATCGACGTCTTCGCACCAAGGGTCGCGACGGCGAAAACGATCGCTTTCGCCATCAACCTGATCCTGCTGCGATACCCTTGGAGTGTCAGGGTCGATGCCGACCGGAACTACGTGATCGACGAGGTCACCGACGCCGGAACGCCAACCTCGATGCCGTGGGATGACAACTCCGTCCGTCGCCTCGGCGCCAGCTACACAATCAGTCTTCGACGCTAGGAAAGAAGGATCTCGTGGGAGTCACCTACGACGCGCTCGCCAACAAGAAGCGCGAGCTCATTCGCAAGCCCCTCAAGGGCTCCGTCTTCATCGCCCCCGGCTCGGCCGACCCCATCACGGATCTGACCGAGGCGACGGGCACCGCTCCCAACCAGGTCATCACGCTCCTGGAGCTCCCCGAGGAGTGGGACGACCTGGGCTGGATCTCCGCCGAGGGCCCGCAGTTCGCCCGCGAGGTCGCCTCGAGCGACGTCACCTCGTGGGGCTCGAACACGCCGACCCGCACGGACATCACCTCGGACAACACGTCGCTGACGGTGCTGGCCCAGGAGACGAAGCTGCAGTCGCTGAGCCTCGCCACCGGCGCGGCCCAGGACTCGATCGTGGCCGACCCGGTCACCGGCGAGACGGTCATCAAGAAGCCGCTGACGCCGACCAAGCGCGCCTACCGCGTGCTGGTCGTCGCCGTCGACATCAACCCCGACACGGGCAACGAGATCTACATCGCGCGCTTCCTGCCGAAGGCCGAGGTCTCCAACTACGCCGAGCAGGCGCTCGGCGGCGACGATCCGATCGGCTGGGGCGTCACGCTCTCTGGCAAGGAGGACTCGGAGCTCGGCTTCTCGGAGTCCTGGATCTTCGGCGGCCAGGGCTGGAAGGAACTGCTCGACGACATGGGCATCCCGCTCGACACGCCCTGATCCAGCGTTCTCAACGCCCCGTCACCGCTTCCCCGGTGGCGGGGCGTTGCGCTGTCCGGCGAACCTCTGGTACGCTCGGACATGGCCACCAGGCCCCTGACCCTAGGAGGATGCATGGATCCCGTGACACTGAAGCACCGCGACGGCCGAGTCCGTCGAGCCAACACGCCGTCCGATCAGGTCGCCGCCGAGTTCGACGGCTTCAAGGTCGTCCACGACGTCGACATCACCCCGGACGACCCGTCCGGCTTCGTCGTCGACCCGGTCGCCCCGATCCCGCCGGGCCCGAGCGACGAGACGGCCAAGGAGCGCCGCGAGCGCGAGAAGGCCGAGCGTCGTCGCGAGGCCGAGGACAAGGCCGCGAAGGCCGCCGAGGGCACCGCCGGCGACACGCCGTTCGTCGTCGACTCCGAGGGTGAGGTCACGAAGTGACCGTCGACCCCGTCGCCCAGCCGGTCGCCGGCCAGGCCCAGCCCACCGTCCACCTCGACCTCGACGTCCTCGAGCGCGACGACATCAACACCGGTCGCGAGCCGTACCGGGTGAACGTCGCCGGACGCTTGATCGAGTTCACCGACCCGATGGAACTCGACATCGACGTCGTGCTCGCGATGTCGGAGAACCCGTTCCTGGTCAAGGAGTACGCGCTCAGCGTCGAGGACCGCGAGCACATCAACAAGCAGTCGCTCCCGACATGGAAGGCCCTGAAGCTCCTGAAGGGCTACCAGGACTACTGGAACCTCGAGGAGCTCGCAAAAAATCTCGCCTGATCTACGTTCTGAACAAGTACGGCAGGGAGATCGAACGCGACTTCGCCACCCATGCCCCCGGTCTTGACTGGAAGGGCATGTGGTGGCGCTGTCGGTTCGCCGACCTGCTGTGGAACGTAGATCACCTGCCCCGGAACAGCTTCTATCACCAGGCCATGGCCACCGATGAAGAGCTCGCGCTGAAGATGCTCGAGGAGATGCCCGCCGACGACGACCAGCCCTTCGATCCTCGCCCCGCGGTGGCCGAGTTCGGCCTCGCCGAGGACCTGATGACCATGCTGGTCAACGAGGTGCGTGCCCTCAAGGCGACCGTCGCCTCGATTGCCAGCGGCTCGAATGCCAAGGTCGACTTCCTCAAGGGACCGAAGTACGCGATCGAGGCCATGCGGCACGAGGCACGGGCGAAGCAGCATCGTGATCTGGCTGCTAGGCTTGTCCCACATCGCTACCGGAGCGAGACCACCAGTCAGGAGTAGAAGTGCCCTCGTACGAAGCCGGCAAGGTCTTCCTGCAGGTCATCCCTTCGTACGACAACTTCCAGCGCCAGCTGGCGTCCGACGCGAAGAACGGCCCGCTCGGGCGCCAGGTGCGCAAGGGCGCCGAAGACCTCGGAGCCAACTTCGACGAGGGCATGGCGAAGGGCGTCCGCAAGAGTAAGAAGACCGAGGCCGCCGTAGCTGAGGCGACCGAGCGCGTCAACGCCAAGTTGGCCAAGTCGAACCGCTCGGTCGACCAGTGGGCGAAGAACCTCGTTGACCGAGTCGGCGCCGCGCGCAACACCCTCGGCCAGACGAACAAGGAGATGGCGAGGGGCCTCGACGAGTTCGAGAAGAAGCTCCGCGGCAACAACCTGACGATGCAGCAGGCCGAGCGGGTCTACACGAAGTACGCCCGCGCGCTGGCCCGTGCCTCGGAGACCGCCGAGTCGACCCGCGGCCGCTCGAACAACCGGAGCGCCCTGCGCGCGCTGACCGGCGACGCCACCGAGGTGCGCAAGTTTGTCGAGGCCGAGAAGAAGGCTCTCCGCGAGTCGGTCCAAGAGAAGGCCAAGGCCGAGCGCGCCAAGCGCAAGGAGGCCGACGAGACGGCCCGCGAGTACAAGCGCCTCGAGGCCGAGATCACCGACTTCGCCGAGAAGGAGGAGGGTCGCCGGCTCAAGCGCAAGATGCGCGACCAGCAGCGCGCCCTCGAGCAGGCTGAGAAGGCCGCCAAGCAGGAGGCCGCGCTCCTCGCTCGGTCCCAGCGCGAGCAGATGCGCGCCCAGGAGGCCGCCGCGACCGCCCGCCGGCGCCTGCAGGCCCAGCAGGAGGCCGAGGCCATTCGCAGCGCGGCTCGCGAGGCTCGCCACGTTCAGACGATCCGCCACCAGGCCGAGCGTCAGTCGTTCTGGGACAAGCGCCGCGAGGAGAAGTCGAGCGGCCGCGATCGTGACCTCGGTAGCAATGTCGCGTCCCGGGGCATCGCGCGCTTCACCGGCTTCCTGACCGGATCCCGCGACGCGCAGGACGGCGCCAACGCCTTCCGCGCGTTCAACGGCATGGTCCTGATGGCCGTGACCTTGGGTACCGCGCTGGTTCCCGTGATCGCCGCCCTCGGCGGTGGCATCGCGGCCATGATCCCGATCCTCCTCGGTGCTGCCAGCGGCCTCGGCGTCTTCGCCCTCGGCCTCTCGGGCATCCGCGGCGCCGTCGAGGACCTCGGCAAGCAGCAGAAGGCCACGAACGCCTCCTCGCGCGCCTACCAGAACCAGGTCCAGTCCGCGGGTCGCGCATCCCAGCGCGCCGCGCAGCAGGTCGAGCGCGCCGAGCGCAGCCTGGCCAAGGCCCAGCGCGGCGTCGCGGACGCCCAGAAGGGTGTGGCCGACGCGCGCAAGGCGGCGTCGCGCCAGATCCAGGACGCCATCGAGCGCCAGCGTCGCGCCGAGGAGAACCTGGTCGAGGCCCAGAAGCGCTCGATCGAGGCCCAGCGCGACGTGGTCGAGGCCCGCCGCCAGGCGATCAAGGACCTGCGCGACCTCGAGAACAGCGTCGCCCAGAACCGCCTCGACGAGCGCTCGGGCGTCATCGACGTCTTCAACGCCGAGCAGCGCTACAACGCCGTCATGCGCGACCCGGGCGCCACGAACCTCGAGCGCGAGCAGGCCTCCATCGAACTCGAGCAGGCCCGCCTGTCCCTGAAGCGCACGCGCGAGGAGCAGGCCGACCTGGCCGACGAGAAGAAGAAGGCCGACAAGAGCGGCGTGAACGGCACCGACCGCGTGCTGCGCGCCCAGGAGGCGCTGAACGACGCCATCAAGGCCGAGCGGGAGGCCCGCAAGGCCGTCGGTGAGGCCGCGCGCGATGTCGACGACGCTCGCGTCGAGGGCGCCCAGCGCGTCGCCGACGCCCAGGCTCGGGTCCGCGACGCCCAAGAGGGTGTCCGTGACGCCGAGGAGGGGCTGGCCGACGCCCGCCAGAACGCCGCCGATGCCCAGCGCGCCTACAACGAGGCCCTGCTCGGTGGCGCCACGGCGATCGACGAGGTCTCCGAGGCCATGGACAAGCTGTCCCCGGCCGGCCAGCGCTTCGCCCGCTTCATCTACGGCCTGAGCGACGACTTCGACCGCCTGCGCAAGATCGCTCAGGAGGGACTGCTCCCCGGCCTCCAGCGCGGCCTCGAGGGCCTCCTGAGCACGTACTCGCCGGGCTTCACCGCCTGGGTCCGCGACATGTCGCGCGACCTCGGCGACCTGTCCGAGGTCATCAGCGCCCGGCTGCAGACCGGCGGCTTCCCCAACTTCTTCAAGGAGTGGGGCGACGCCTCGCGCCAGTTCACCGCCGACACCCTCATGGGCACGGTCAACTTCCTCGAGGCGTTCGCGAACATCTTCGTCGTCGCGCGCCCGTTCCTGCACCTCTTCTCGAACTGGCTGCTCGGCGTCTCTGAGGCGTTCCGTGACTGGACTGCGTCCGAGCGCGGCGCCAATGCGCTCACCCGCTTCTTCGAGTACCTGCGCACCGCCAGCGGCCAGACCGTCGAGTTCCTCACCCGCTCGGCCGACGGCATCGCCAAGATCGCCGTCGCCCTCGGCCAGATCGGCGGCCAGGTCCTCGACGCGCTCGGCCGGGCCTTCGAGAAACTCGGCGGCCTGGACCAGAAGGTCGTCACGGCGGTCGTCGCCCGCCTGATCGCGCTGGTCACGGCGTTCCAGCTCTCCACTGGTTTCGTCGCGCTCCTCTCCGGCATCGCGGTCATCCTGAACATGCCCTGGCTGGCCGCCGCGGCCGGCGTGGCGGCCCTGGCCGGCGCTTTCTACCTGATGGGCGACTCGAAGCACCTCGGCGCCATGGGCAAGTCGCTCGAGCCGATCCTGACCGTGTTCCGCGACCTGGGGAGCATGATCAAGGACAACCTGATGAAGACGTGGAACGAGGTGCTGCTCCCCGGCTTCGAGCGCCTCGTCGACGTGCTGAAGAAGGACTTCCTGCCCTCGTTGCGCGATTTCTGGGTCGTGATCCGGCCGTTCGTTAACTTCCTCGTCGACACGCTCGGCGACATGCTCCGCGGCGCTCTCTCCGGCGTCTTCGACATCCTCGTCGGCCTGATCAAGGTCATCTCCGGCCTGATGGACGTCATCACCGGCATCTTCACCGGCGACTGGGGCAAGGTCTGGACCGGCGTCAAGAAGATCTTCAGCGGTCTCGTCTCGATCGTCTGGGGCGCCCTGAAGGTCATCTTCTGGCTCGGCCCGCTGAAGCTGATCCGCACCGGCGGCGGCCTCCTGATCAAGGCCGTCTCCCGCCTCTTCGGTCGCGGCATCCCCGGCACCATCTCGCTGGCCTGGGCTGCGATCCGCCTCGGCATCTCGCGCCTCAACTCGAAGATGTTCGGCCTGTTCCGCCGCGGCGTCGACAACATCATCAAGCTGTTCAACCGAGTCAAGAACGTCCTGAAGAACCTGCTCCCCGCGCCGGTTCGCAAGGCACTGGCCGAGGCGTTCTCCAAGCTCGGCAGCCACATCATGGACCCGATCAAGCTGGCCATCAACGTCGTGATCAACGGCGGCATCTTCAAGGCCATCCGCTGGATCAAGAAGCAGTTCGGCATCGGCAACGCGAACACCCCGAAGAACATCACGTTCGGCGGCTCGAAGGCGGGCCGGGACGCAGAGGGCGGCGGCCGCCAGCAGGCCGCGGCCACCGGTGGCATCATGGGCGTCACCAAGAACGGCGGCGTGCTGCCCGGCTACACCCCCGGTCGCGACGTCATTGATGCCCGCCTGTCGGGCGGCGAGGCGATCATGCGCCCCGAGTTCGCGGCCGCCGTCGGCCCGCGCTGGATCAACGCGATGAACGCGCTGGCCCGCGGCGGCGTGGGGCGCATCCGCCAAGCCCTGGGCGGCGGCCCCCGTCACTACGCCAAGGGCGGCATCGTCTGGCCGACCACGACCAAGAGCCTCTCGGACGACTACGCGGGCCACACGGGCGTCGACATCCGGGCACCTGAGGGTAGCCCGGTGTTCGCGGCCCACGCCGGCCGCATCACCGCCGCGAACATGTGGAACTACTCGTACGGCCGCCACTTCCGCATCCGCGGCACCGACGGCGTCGAGACGATCTACGCCCACCTGTCGCGCCTCATGGCCAAGATCGGCCAGACCGTCCGCGCCGGCCAGCAGATCGGCCTGTCGGGCAACACCGGCAACAGCCGCGGCGCCCACCTGCACTTCGAGGTGCGCCCGGGCATGACCCGCGGCGCGGCCCTGGCCTACCTCGGCGACGGCGTCATCCCGAAGGGTGGCAAGGGCGGTGGCGACGGCCTGAACCTGTGGCAGCGCCTGAACCCGTTCGCGCGCATCAAGAAGATGATGGGCAACGCCAAGGACGGACTGAAGGGCCTGGGCGAGTTCGGCAAGATGTTCTCGGCCATCCCGATGAAGCTGCTGCGCACGATCGTCCAGTGGGGCAAGGCCAAGGCCGGCTTCGGCGGCAAGACGCCCGCCAAGCTGTACGACACCGGCGGCTGGATCAAGCCCGGCTACACGACGGTCCACAACGCCAGCGGCCGCCCGGAGCCGGTCTTCAGCGCCCAGCAGTGGGAGATCCTGAAGGCGAACCTCCAGCGCCCGGGTGCCGACGGCCAGGAGCGTCACTACCACTGGCACGACGCGACGTCGACCTCGCCGGAGGAGTTCGCGGCCAAGGTCAACCGCGCGGATCGCCGCCAGGCCCGCCGCACCTCCAGCCGACTGCCGGTCGAGGTAGGATGAGCCCCGTGACTGACTATCGCTTCCGGTTCGAGGACGTCGAGTTCGGCCTGCACTGCCCGGTCGCCCCCGACAAGGACGGCTTCGACACCGGCACGGTGGAGGTCGAGGCGTCCGAGGCCGCGGCGCGCTACACGAACTCGCGGAACTTCGGGCGCGACTCGTGGAAGCCGGCCGACTGGTCCTGGGACCTGCACACCGACACGGCGGTCACGGCCGAGGAGGCCCTGCGCGACATCAGCGAGCTCCTGTCAGTGTGGAGTGAGGCCGGCGAGACCACTGAGGTCGGCAAGGTCTTCCCGCTCTACTACTCCGTGGCCGGCCGGGAGCGCGTCGTCTTCGGGCGTCCGGGCTCGGCAGCTGAGCCCGTCCTCGATTCGATCGAACTCGGCCTCATCACGGCGCAGCTGGTGTTCCGGCGCGCCGACACGCTCCACTACGACGCGCAGCCCCGCTCGGTCGTCGTCGGCCTGCAGGCGGCCGAGCCCATCGGCTTCACCGCGCCGTTCACGGCTCCGATCCAGACGCTGGCCGGCGCCGGCCGCACCGGCGTGCTGAGCAACGAGGACGTCGGCGGCGACCGCCCGGCGCCATTCCGCGCGACCATCACCGCCGGCGTCCAGTCGGTGGTCAACCCGAGCCTGTCCGGCCAGGGCTGGAAGATCCAGCTCAACAAGACCTTGGCCCCCGGCGACGTGCTCGAGGTCTCGACGTACCCCTGGGACCTCGGCGTCCGGCTCAACGGCGCCTCGGCGCGCGGCCTGCTCTCCCTGGACTCCCGACTCTCCAAGGCACGCCTGCGACACAGTGGTGAGGCCCTGTACTTCGATGGGGTAGACTCGTCGGGAACGTCCACCTGCACGGTGCAGTGGCGCCCGGCGCACCGGACGATCTGATCCCAGGAGGACATGCATGACGCTCAAGAAGACGCCGTGGATGATCGGCGGCGGCGCGGTCCACGAACCCGCCCTCGGCCGCACGCTCGCCTACGTCGCCGCGAACAGCTCGCAGGGCGTCCTCGAGCCCGGCCACCTCAAGGTGACCGCCCAGTCGACCCCCAACGGCACACTGCAGGTCGCCGGCGGCGCCGCGGTGATCACGGGCAAGTACACGAACCAGACCACCCAGTCCTACGTTGCCCGCAACGAGGGTGTCGAGAGCATCGCGATCCCGGCCACGGCCGGCTCGTCGCGTACCGACCTGATCATCCTGCGCATCGACGACCCCGAGTACAGCGGCAGCGTCCCGGCCGACCCGGTCACGCACCCGTACGCCGCCCTCGAGCGTGTCGCCAACGTCGGCACCGGCGCCACCACGGCCAGCGTGCCGTACCCGCACATCGTCCTGGCCCGGGTCACGATTCCCGCGAACATCTCGGCCATCACGAACTCGATGGTCACGGATCTGCGCAAGGTCGCCGTCCCCCGCACCCAGCGCTACCTGCGCGTCGGCCGCGGCGGCGCGACGGCCGAGGTCCTGAATGCGACGGGCGCCGCCGGCGAGCAGTTCCCCCCGAACCTCAGCCGGAACCTCGAGATCCCGTCCTGGGCGACCCGCATGCGCATCTCGGTCGACTGGGGCAGCCTGGCCTCGCCCGGCTCGAACAACTCGAACTTCTTCGCCGAGTTCTGGCCGCGCATCGGCAGCACGGACTTCAAGGAGGCCAAGGGCGTCTACGATCGCCCGGCCACCGCGGACAGCATGCGCTTCAGTGTCGTCGGCGGCTCGGACATCGCGGTCCCCGTCGCCATGCGCGGCACGACCCAGTCGGTCACGATGCGCGCGACCCTCACCGGTGCTCCCGGCAACGCCGCCTCGCGCCCGTTCGTCGACGCCAGCGCCACCGTCCGCCTTGACGTCGAGTTCTATGAGGACGCGGCGAGCGTCTGATGGCCGAGACCCGTGTCCTGGCCTTCCGGCTGAACGGTGACGGGACGAAGACGC